TGTTCTTGTTGTGGATTGAATACCTGTTTGTCCATGAGAGTAAGAGGGTATTCCTGTGGACTCGTCAGCTAATTGTCTAAATCTATCAAATATCTGCATATTTTCTGGTGCAGTATTTGGAAACTTTAAACCATGCAAAGCTTGTCCTGTTTGACCACTTTGTCTTCTAAATATTTTTCCAGGAAATACTGTCATGTCTTGTCCCGGAACTAACATTGTTTCATCAATATCAAAAACTAGATTTCCTGCTAGTGCTAAGTTATCAATCGCCATTCTTGCATGACCATTCATAATAGTCTGTGCATCATCCATATTTTCAGGTATGCCCACACCAAAGAATTGATACGGATTGATTTCATAAGGACATACCATAAAGGGATTTCTTGCAGGGGTAAAAGGATTTAAAACTAATCTTAGTATGTGTCCATTAGATACCCAAGCATTGATTTGAACTTCATCTAAATCATCATCAATATCATCAGGCAGTTCTATCCCTGCTTCTTCCACAAATTGTTTATCCATTACGCCCCAGTACTCTAGAATCTCATATCTGTTTTTATTAAACTCTTCTTGATTCTCTCTATCATACAATGCTGTTTCGTAACTTCTTGTTTCATAATTAGAACCATAAGATAATAAATCTTCAATAGCGGACTTTCTAAAGAAAGGCCTATTCATTAAATCTCTAACTTGAGAACGAGTGTAGACATGTCTTTGTATAACATAATCAGCGTCTTCTATATTAACAGCATCAGGGTCAGGATATAAATCCCAACAACTAACTGCTTCGACTCTAGGGACTAATTTTTTTATAGGTGTATATTCTCTTTCCCCTTTATCATTTAATGTCCATTTATGCTCTGACTGTTCATAGTTAAATGGGCCTTTAAGAATACCTGTTCCTAAAAGACACATTTCAAATAATACATGACGCATAACAGATATTGCATGAGACTCTTCTAATTGGTCATGGATTAATTTTTCCATGTTCCTTGCAGCCTCTTCTGCAGGTTCAATCTGGGGCATAGTTTTTAAATCAGGTGCAGGTCCTTTTTCAAATCCTGCTTCAGCATATTTTTCTGCTAAACCATTTAAAATACTATCGGCGGTAGCTCCAGGAGACATATCTCTACCATCTCCTTCAAACCCATAAATATCCTCCATACGAGGATTCTTCATGTTATCAGGTTTTATGTGAGCGTACTTGCTTACCCCTGAAGGAACATTAGTAGGAAATATCCCAATAGGAAATTTACCTTGCGAGAATAAAACCTCTATTAATTGTCCATAAGCGGCAAGAACTTTTGTCTTTGTTACTTTAACAAAAACTCTTGATTTTTCTGAATCACGAAAAGCCATATCTGCACCATAGATACCTCTATAGTTTCGATAGCTTCTTAACCACCTTTTTTCATCGTAGAGTCTAGCTTGTTCTGATTCTTTTAATCTAGATTCAATAACTGCACCTAAATTATCAAAGCTTTTATCCTCTTTATTATCTAAAGCGGTTACTTCATCATCATCAGAAAATACTTCGCTTACTGTATTTTCGTTGACCATTTAGCTTAGTAATCTCTTTCGTCAGCTAATGAAAATATTTTTCCGTCAACAGTGTTTTTCTTTTCTTTTGGATAGTCTTTGTTAACACCACCCTCTGCGTAATCAGCAGGTAGACCAGCTCCGGGCTTTACAACATTAATTTTGCTATCGCCTTGCTTTGATGCTTCATTACCATATAGATTCTCTGGTAAGTCACCTTGCTTATATTGCTTCATGATTGCCATTTTTCTTTTCTCCTATTTTTATTTTTGTTTGATATCTTATCCATTCTTTTAAAGAAGAATGACATAAGAGTTCGGTTAAAAAGTTTCCGTAAGAATTAACAATTGTTTCTTCTTCTTTTTCTTTTAAATGATACTGATAAAATCCTAAATGAAGTAATTCATGTAGTACGACATTTACAGCATCTGGACCACCTGCTTCTATCATCTCCTTATCTAAATATATTTTATAAGGAGTTTTAATAACAAATGTTCCTTGGGCTTCGGACACTTCATACATTAGTTCATGAGGTACACAAACTAGTTGCACAGTAAAAGGCCCTACGGTCACATACTTGGGTAGTTTCATTAATAACCAAATATGCTATCTGCAGGTGCAGAATTTTGTCTTTCTGTAGAAGTTAAGAAGTCATTACCTCTTTGAGAAACAGGATGAACAGGTCTGCTCATACATCCGTAACGAAGAGCATCGTAAGCATGGTCATCTGCTGTTGTATCTACATCTTCAGGATTATTTTTATCGACAGGCAACATCGGTAATGTTCTAATTAAATTTAAACAATTATTAAATATGAACATACTTGGATAGCCTGTATCTTCATCTATCCTTAATCTTTTATGGACTTCTACTTTTCCTGATATTCTACTTCTTGGGCTTCTATCAGACTGTCTCCAACGACAGCCCTCTTGAATCATTGTCTCTGCAATACTTGGTCCTATATCTCCTCGTCTTGCCCATGTTGAACTATCTAATATTCCATATCGAATATATTCACCGTCTTCCATGTCTAAAACTTTTCTTGCAAATATATCGGCGGTATTTCTTTTTGTATATAATTCTCGATAAACAAATAAATTATTATCGTAATCTACTGCAAACCATAAACAACAAGCGGGTGAACTATATCCCCAGTCTGCTGCTCTGAATCTCATCCAGTTTCTTGGAATATCAAAAGGTTCAATCACATGAACTTTTCTATTGAACTCAGGGAAAGAAGAACTTTCATATGCATCCCAATCACCTTCTAAGAATTGTTTCTTTTGAACTTCGGGTAAAGATGCCAACATTGCGTAATAGTCATCTGTCTGCATCAAGTAAGGATTATCTTGTAACCTTGCAGGAATATATTTTCTTGATATTTTTTTTACACCCATGGGTGTTGGTATTTCTACCTCAAATCTTTTATTGGGTTCTGAGGGGTCAACAAACATTTCTTTTACCCATGTTGAACCTACGTTTCCTGGATTTCCTGTAGCTCTCATATAAACAGGAATCTCTGGGTCTACACTTCGAAGGGATGAGCGTAAGAAATTATAAATATCGGCGGTAGGATATTGTGGTAATTCATCAATACCAATCCATGTGTATGACTGTCCCTGATATCGTAAGGCATCTGTTAGGTTTTCTGCATAGCCAAATTCAATTCTAGCTCCCGATGGAAATCTCCATTCTTTTTCTTGTTCTCTCCATTTAGCACCGGGATAGGCTTTGGAATATAATTGTTGAGAGTGGTTAATTAAATCTCTTAACTCAGGCATTGTTCTACGAATTAACAATGCTCGATGATGTTGTTTATCGCAATATCGTAAGGGGTCAACTAACATCGCATAAGATTTACCACCACCTCTTGCTCCACCATAAAATACTTCTCTTTCTGATGATGCTAAGAAATCTGATTGTGGCCCTTCATTTGCTTGGAAGATAATATCTTTTTCTTCAATAGCCTTTTGAATTGTGGGCGAAGCTTCTTCTATTTCTTTTTCGTCAATTACTGTTTTAGTTTTTCCTTCTAAAACAATATCTAAATCTCTAATCTTTTTATTTTTATTATGAAGCTTACTTCTTTCTTTATCTAATTCTCTTTTTGCTTTGAGAACTCTTTCTCTTTGATAATCTAATTGTTCTCTTGCCGATTCTCTAGCTTTCTTTTTAATATTGTTTTTATTTACAATTTTATAAAAGCCTTGTCTTGTTATTTTTCTTTTTGTTTTAGAGAAAATATAATCAACACACTTTTGTAAAGACTGTCCTTTCTTATGAAGTTTGACTGCCTCTTGTAAAACATCTAATTCTTCAGGAATAGGAATAACAGTTTTTGGGTCTTCTTCTGATTGTCTATATCCAAAAGGAATTAATTTTCCTTTTATTTTTTTAGGTTCATACATTCTTTGGTGGTAGGATAAATATTCCGTGTTGGACTTTTGCATTAACATCAATGCGTTCTGTTTTAGATATTCCAACTCTATCTAAAATTTGTTTAGCCGCTTCGAGTCTCGTGTTTGCTCCTGGTACACTACCATCATCGTCTAAAGCATTGACCATTCCCATTACGGCTTTTGGAGAATGGGTTGCTAAAACACCTTCTGCTCTTTCGATGATTTCTTGTTTTAAAGATTTAATAACCTTTTGGTATCCGTTCTCATCGTATCCTGCAAGTTTGGCAGCTTCTCTCGGATTACCTCTTGCTTGTCCAAATAAATTTTCTAAAAAGCTTTCTTGCTTTTCTGTTAATTGTTTTGTTTTCTCAGGAACTAACATTTCTTACCTTTTGTAAATGTCTCTCTGTTCTTTCTTTTAACCAGTCAGGAGACTTTCTAATACCTACTTGTTCTTCTATTTGTCTTTCTCTCATCCCTTGACGGGCAGCACTTATCATTTGGTCTCTACCTTTGTGTTCTGCTCTTTCAATAAAACTTAATCGGGGTGCAGTAATTAATTGTTCAATGTTTTTATCTTTTAATAATTTTTCTCTTTCTGCAAAAGATAAAATCTCTTCCCATTCTTTTCCTGTTTTTTTATTTTTAAAAGAATATAGTGGCATTATTTTATAACCTCAAAATACTTTCTTTGATATTTATTTAACTCAGGTAGCGTATTGATATCGGTATCATATCCACATAATTTTTTATACATCGTTTTATTATCTAACCAACTTCTACCATTCCAAAATTCAAATCCATCAAACCTTGATTTGTATGTGCTTGTTTTTTCATAACCATAGGACAAGTAATATTTCTTACATTTGTTTTTGATAGACCAGTCTATCTCGTATAAAGTTGCATACGTTCCCATACCTAATTTTGGATATTGATAATCCCAAGCAAACTGGCCTGTTAGAACATACTTGCCTTTGAAAACTTTTAATTCTGTAAACGCTGTAGGTTTATCTTTGTAATAATAAATAAAATATTTCCAATCAATGTAATCTTCTTTTTCAAAAACTTCACTGTCTTTTTCGTAATCTTTTTCATGAAAGTTTTTATGTCGAACATATTTTTTAAATATATCGGAGATAGTTTCAAAAAGATTATCATCTAGTTTATCGTGTATCTCTACTCGTATATCTCTCTTTCGTAATGTCTTTCTTTGTTTTTTACTAAATGTAAATTTACTTAATAGTAATCTTGTATTTCGAGCATTAATCCAAGTCAGTCCATCTAGTTTGGTATAGTACCATGATAGAGGTATCCAACCATTTTCAAAAGCTTGACAGTATTCTCTTTCTTCAAACTTAGCTAAAGCGAGAGAATAAATGAAATCATAGTTCGTTAGCTTACCTGTAATATGGTCAAAAAATATTTTCACTAAGGGCGTTCAAACTGAGTCATGTATGAATCGTCAGTTACAACATCTTCCCCTCTTGTATTCTCTACTGTATAAAAGTTTTGGTCTATCTTGTATCCCGGATTTTCTGTTAATCTTTTTTCCATAAAAGCATCGTCATACCAAATCGTTCTATTGTTGGGATAAGCAAAAAAGTTTCCATCATCCATTCTAAACATATGAGCGCATTTATGTTCAGGGTCTTCGCTAAAGTTTGTATCTAACATCCCTGCTTTATTTTCCCATGCCCAGTCTATCGTAAACATATATGTGCCTTTTCTTTTGACACCTTTGTAATCTACAAGTTCTGCTCGACAGTTCGCTAATCTATTTCTTTTCTGCACATCCACATACGGTGAAAAGCAATCCCAATATTGATGAATATTTAAATTATGTTTTGGTGCATCCTTCTTCCAACAAAAAGCATGGATAGGTCTTCTTGTCCAGTTTACTCCATTCGGTAATAAACATTCAAATAACAATGCTCTTCTTTCTAAACTATTGACTGTGTGTACATCGGCAAATGTGTATTCACCATGTCCTTTTTCATGGTCATATAAATATTCATTTCTAATGTAGGCACTAAAGGGAGGCAGGTTATGATTTAGATATGCCAATTAATCCCTTTCTTTTATTAACTCCACTGTCTCTGTATCTTTAACAGCTTTATAAACTCTTCCGCTTAATTTAACTTCGGGTTCCTCTAACCACTTTCTGACTTTTAGGAGGACTTTTCTTCGAACCGCCTTTACCTGCCCATAGACATTTGTTTGCCCAGTATGCAGCACTTGTCGGACCTTTTGCAATATTTTTTGCATGGCGTGATTTAAAAGACTTCCTAGCTTCTGGGGAATAGTTGTGACCCATAGAAGCGTCACCGAAGCGAATAAGCTTAGGCTT